TGCTGTACCCCAATCTACGAAACCAGTTCTCCAAGTATCTCTCCAAAGACCTAGTTTTCTTTCTTGTTCTTCAGGACTTGTACTATTTAATCTAACTATACTTACATGATGACCACGAATATCGTTAGGTTTTAGCTTGGCATCTAAGTTTCCTGACTCAGTTTTACCGAATACAGTAACTTCATCCATAATTACATCTTCAACTATTCTAAGCAATATTTCATTAGCTTCTTGCATACCTCTTTCAGTTGCATTTGCTACAGCACTAAAGTTCAAACTAGCTATACCTGCTAGTACAGCAGTATGATATCCACTAGCTGCTCCAACTGGTCTTTCTCCTCTAGTTACACTAGGTACTGTATTAGCTTCTATAGCACCTTTAATAGTTTGCATAGCTATTAATATACTTTGAGGAGCTTCTGCAACTGGGTCTGGCACTACTTCAACATTAGGTGGTACATAGTTTCTAGCACCTGGTTCCTGTGAATACTCAGACATAACTTCTTCTGTAAGACCTCTAGGTCCTCTAAATGAAATATTAGCCCATGCGTTCCTACCAACTATATCTAAATATTGAGATGCTAACCTAGATTCTGCTCTAAGCATACCAAAGTTACCATGACCTATACCTCTATATAGATGTTCTGGCTTTCTACCTATAGTTTT